AAACTCAAGTTCAAAGCAAAGAAGGAGGTTATAGTAAAGGATGGGACAAGCACAGATATCGATGATACTAAAAAATAATTATCCGAGTTATCTATCATACAGGGATATCATGCAAAAGTCAGATAACTCAAAACGATCCATTATGAGATGCCTATCCCGATTAAGAAAACGGGATGAAGTGGAGTTCAAGATGGTAAGGAGCAATACCTCAACTGGGGTATGGAAAACATTATACAGGAGTAAAACAGGAGGATGAATGAATATGGCAAACAAAAATGAAACTGAACTAAAAGAAATCAAGGAAGATGCAACACAGAAAGCGGTGGAAGCAGCATTACACGACCAAAAGGCAAAACATGCCGATGAATTAAAACAATTAAATGAAGCACTAGATGAAGAGAAAAAGAAAACAAGATTTAAACCAGTACCAGCACCAGTCCCAAAGGAACAACAGGGGTTACCTGAAGGAATGCATGAAACACAAATCAAAACAACTGTGAAAAACATGTCAACGGTAATTTCCAATGCATTACTACAGATGAAAGATATGGCAACAGTGGAAGTTCTACTAGATACCAATGTGAGAATGAAGAAAAGACTTAATTCTGTAAAGAAAATGGGAGCAGCGGAAAACATGAAGATTCGTAACACATGGAAAACCACCCCACCACAGATGTATATTGCTCAACTCGAAGGTAAAAAAATTAGCAATGATGAATACCAAATATCATTCGGTGTTTTTGAAACTGACGATAAAGGAAATAAGAAGTTGTACACACATTATGCAGATGTAGTCATGCATGATGGCTCAAAAATAAAAAGAGCAACATCAGCAGAATACAGAATTGCGTATGAAGTAATTGAAACCATTAAAACAAATAGGCCAATTACAAGAGAAGTTATAAAGATAGATAGAATACAGGAATGATTGAAATGATGAAAAGAGAATTAAATTGGGATGGAGAAAAGATCAAAGAAGTTGTACCACAGGAAGAAAAGAAACATGACACAAAAGACATCTTGAATGGATTAGATCATGTCCGTGGAGAACTTAACAAGTTCGCACAATCAAAAGCACAGTTCAAACAACAAATGCACCAGCTTGATAATCAAATCAAACAAGCAAGTACATTTGAGAAAGAATTGACCGCCTTTGAAGCAAAATGTATAGAACTTCAAAAAGAGAAGATTCAACACATCATCAAGGTCAATCACAAGGAGTGTTATGACAAAGCAGTTAAGTCATCAAGCGAGACAATTGCTAAGTCACCAGATTCATATGACGATAGACAAAAGAAACAATTACCTTATTTGGACTATCAGAAACTTTTGGCACAACTTCCAAAGATGGCTGAGAAGATTGCAAATCGGATGATTAGAATATATCTATTTGAAGAACCTATTTTTGATAATCCTTTCAAGGATTAATTTTTTTCTTTCTTTTTTTAGTGGTGTTTAAATATAAAGATACACAGGTAATGATTAACAATGGAAAATTGGTTCAAATCTCTAGTTGGTAATATCAGTCATATTTCAAAGAAAGCTATTTCAGGTTCTCCACAAACAAATCAGGAAATAGGACTTAGCAACTTAACTTATTCTACTCAACAAAACCCGAAAGACAGAGAAGCAATATATCCAAACTGGTTCTTCTCAGCAAGACTTGGACAACCAAGAAGAGTTGACACCCAGAAACTAAGACAACTATCACAATCACCATGGGTGCAAATGGTCACCAATACATTCAAGAAACAAATACAGGTAATTCCATGGGATATTGTCCCCGAAGATGAGGAAGACGAGTCCGACCATAAAGCAGATATTCAAAAATGTAAAGACTTCTTCGCATCTGTTAATGAAAATCAACAAACAGTTGATGATTTAAATTCCGAATCAATAACCGATATTGCAGAGATTGACGCAGGTGTCTTTAATTACGTTTACACAAGCGATTCATACACAATCGGAGAAGTTCCGATATTCAATGGATGGGGAGAAATCAGCGGGACTGAACAAGGACTTCTTCTCAAACCATTAGGACAAAGGCAAATCAGAGCTATCAAGACAGTTGATGGAGCGACCATGCTTAAACAAGTTGACATTCACAAGAACTTAATTCAATTCTGGCAATACTCATTCAAACATCCAAGACAGAATCCAACAAGATTTGAAAAAGCTGAAATCGAATATCTTATGATGAATCCAAAAACATATGACGTTTACGGGTTTGCTCCAACACAAGCAATCCAACAAGTCTTAGAGTTATTGATTCAAGGAACAAGATACAACAAAGACATTTACACAAACAATGCAGTTCCTGATATGCTTATCTCTTTACCTAAATTACCAAAGGATCAACTAAGAACTCTTAAAAGAACCTGGAATAATAATTACAAAGGGAAACCACATCAAGTGGGTTTCATTAACTGGGCGATTGACAAGGTAACCAAACTAGCTGATAACAACCGAGATTTAGAATGGTTGGGCGGGCAACAATGGTATTTCCGTATATGTTTCGGTGTTTATGGAGTTAGTCCAGAAGAAGCAGGATTCACTGAAAGTTCTAATAAAGCCACGGGAGACAGTCAAGAAAGAGTTACTATAAGAAACGCTCTGAAACCATATCTTAAGAAGTACGAGATGTTACATACTAGAAAATCAATATCTGAGATTCTTGGCCGAGAAGATCACGGACTTGTATTCAAATACTTACCGAAAGACCACGGTGCAGAAAAACTTGAGTTTGAGCAGAACATGAAAGAACTGGAAGAAGGAGCTCTCACAATTAATGATTATCGAAAGAAGAAAGGATTAAAACCATATGACTGGGGAGACGAGCCTTTCCAGAAACAAGTGGCTAATCCATTTGGAAATATTGAAGGGGATGGAGCAATGCCTCCAAAAGAACCTAAAGTCCCTGATCCAAAGGATGAAAAAGATAAGAATAAAGCTTTTAAAAAGAAGTTCGAGGTATTTCTAAATGGTAGGAACACCAACAGCTGATCAACAGAAAGGAGTTCTAAATAATAATTCCCAATGGGATGCTGATGCACATAGATTTATACAAGTCGATGCATCGGGTGCTTTAATCAGCCCTACAAATCCATTACCAACTGAAATAATAGGAGAAAGTGGGAATGTCGCGGAAGTCACTGAGAATAATAAACTAGAATTCAAGGATTTTCAAGAGAAGATGAAGACCGACCAGTTAGTAGACCATTATTCCACGGTTCACTGTATGGTTGACATAGATAAATTTGTTTTTGTAATGAAGAGCCGAGAGAAATGGAATTACTATTCAACCATGTCATTCGAAGAATTAAACCGATTTGCAGATAACAACGGGATTGACCCAGTAGAAGCGTTCGACATGTTTATGATTAATTATTGTTCACACACACTTAACATTCTACCTCCAGAAAGAAAAGAACTTATGGAAGAGATAGACGATATTAATAAAGATTCAACCCATCAATCACCACTTGGAAATCAGGGTAATCAAGTTTCAGATATTTCTTGTTGTACCCCAACTTCACCCACCCTCGATACTATGAATAAAGAAGCGGACGACATCATATCGCCTGGTGGCGACCTTATTGATGACGCCCAAGATTATTCTGATTTCCTCTTAAAATTCTTTGATAGACTTGAAAAGAATGTTCTATCTTCATTAAAGAAAGTTGGACCCGAAATTGAAAAGAAACATATGGGAAAGACCTTCGGGCAATTCCTAACAGATATGTTCAACGGGGTCAACACAGTGGCCTTTTCAAATCAAGTTAGACGATACATCAAAACAGATTTAGTTAATGGCTTAACATCAGCCGAGGCAGAACTCAGTTTGGATATCGGCTACACTGCAGCTTATCAAGAAAAACTTAATCAATTGGCATCACAACAAATTGACGGTTACATGATCAATGGAAAGAAATGGTTCGGGATAAAAGGAGTCACAAAAGAAATTCAAGCTCAAGTAATCCAAACAGTCCAGAATGGAATCAATGATAACAAAGGAATTGATGCAATTAGTAAAGATATTCAGAAAGACTTTTCAAAGTTTTCAGAATGGCGGTCAGATATGATTGCTCGAACCGAAACAACAAGAATTACAAATGAAGGTAAGATGCTCGGATATAAAGAATCAGGTATTGAAGGTAAGAAAGTATGGCGAGCAGCAATTGATAGCCGAACATCTCCTATATGTCAAAGACTTAATGGGCAAGCAGTGGAACTAGATGACGACTTCACAGACCCGCAAACAAACAAAAGATATCCAGCTCCTCCAAGTCACAGTAATTGCAGATCAACAATATCATTTACACCAAAAGTATAGTGGTGTTTAAATATAAAAACTCACAAGAGGTATAATTATGGAAATTAATAAGGGAACACATGAAGCATATCGGACTGAATTGTTCATGCCAATTATGAAAGAAGCAGATGGAAAATACATCGCAGTTCTCTCAGATGATTCTGTTGATAGAGATGAAGAACGAGTCTCTAAAGGATGTCTGGAACAATTAGGAATGGATAATGGATATCTTGCAGCTCTTTGTAATCATAGTAACGATGTATTTATGATGGTTGCTGAATGGACAAACCGAGGTATAAAAGAAATTGATGGTCACACAGCACTTGTTGCTGAACCAAAATTCTTTACTAAGTCAAGCCCACAAGCAAGACAAATAAAAGGCATGTTAGATGAAGGAGCAAAAATAGGAATATCCATTGGTGCTATGGTAAATAAATACGATGACATTGATGGTATGCGCATTTATACTGAATTAGAATTAGTGGAAGCAAGTTTCGTCGCCATCCCTAGTAATAGGCACGGTCGAGCATTAGCGATTGCTAAATCATTCAGTGGTAAGAAAATAAAATTGGAGGCCAATAAAATGGAAAAAGAATTTACACAAAAAGATATTGATTCCGCTCTAGATAAAAAAGTGGATGAAATGAAATTAGATTTCTCAAAGCAACTTGTAACCAAGGACGCTGAGATAACAAAACTTCAAAGTGATTTGAAAAAATCAGAAGAAGATAAAGATAAA